TGATAATGATTAATGTATAGTGTTATTACCTTCTACAAAATGACCATCTGACTCTTTCTCTTCATTCTTTTCTCCATACATGATAGCAGCAAGTCGGTCGACTGCTTTCTCTACATCTTTTACTGTAAGCACTTCATGCTCTTCTTCATCGTCATTAAACATTGACAATGGAACGTCTACCATCTTTTCATACTGGTTTACCATACGTACATAGAATGGAACCAGCAACTCATGCAGTGGCTTGTTTATCATTACTGATGCTTTGGGGATAGTGAATGTTCTGTCTGAAGCGAATGCGCAAAATGGACCACCAGTTACCTGTTCACCGATAGTTCCATCTTCTCTTTGAATTGGATATTGGCGTAGTGCCATTGGAAACATAACAGTTATATCCTTGTCAGTTTCTTCTGTACAAACACCCATGAGTTGTTCACCACTTACCAATTTTATGATAACATATTCTTGATTTGGTTCTAGCATCATATGTTTACCTCCACTAACTTGTATGTGAATTTTTCTTCTGCGTAGGTTTTAACACGTTCTGCAAAGTGATTCAATGTATGATTCTTCCATGACTTCCAATGCAAATCGTCTGCTAAATCGTATAGATTGCATTCAGTCTTGCCATTCTTAAGACGTAACCCACGACCTATTGATTGAAGGTTACGGATTTTACTTTTCGTTGGAGATGCAAATATAACATTCTCCAATGAGGGTATGTTAATGCCAGTTGAGAAAGTCCCATACGAAGCAATAATGATAGCGTCTGATTCGCTTTCGGTGATATGGCGAATTGCTTCACGATCACTGGTAGCAGTGCCACCGAAAACAAAGAAGATCTTTCTACCATCATGTGCTTTTTCTTGTATAAGATCATGCAGCACTTTCCCATGCTTTTCTACATACTGAAAAAGGACTAAGGTATTACCCTTGCAATTTAGTGCCAAATTTCGTATAAAATTGTTGCGTTTCTCATTAGAAACAATGAAAGACATCTCATCTTGATACAAATTTTTGTTCCTACTAACACGGGTAGGTTCATCGTACTTTAACAGTATACAGGTAATATTTAGTGTTGCAAGTCGATTAGTATCCATTAACTCTTTGGTAGTGGTCACTCTATGAACTGGACCAAACATACCTTCAAGAACTAAGCGATGAATCTTCTTGTTGTCCAGTGTACCTGTGGTTCCGATACGATAACGAACCTGATCCATCTTTTCCATTACAGTGGTAAGAGACTTGGCTTTGAATTGATGTGCTTCATCACCAAAGATTACATCGAAGTTTTGAAACCAACCTTTTGGTTGTAGGTAAACAGACTGCCATGTGGTAATGAGAACATCTTTGGTAAAGTCCTTACTGAAACCAGAGTAAAGTTTCTGGCAGTGATAAGAAGTTTTCCAACCATTGGCAGATGAATAATCTTCAAAGTCCGCAAACAGTTGTTCAACCAGTGATGTTGTTGGAACAATAATGATACACTTGCGACCAGCTTCTAAGTGGTGACGCATTGTTGTGTAGATGATAAAGGATTTGCCTGAGGCAGTTGGAGATAAAAGTAAGATGCGTTCATTGCGAATCGCTTCTGTTACTGCTTCTACCTGATAGTCACGAATCTCAATAGGTTTGCCATGACCCATTGGTTCTAACCATTTTGCGTAGTCCATTACCTGCTCTGGTGTTATCTCAGCGGTAGTAACTACGTCATTGACATATTCTAATTCATACTTGTTGCGTTCTGCAAACTCTTGCACATAACGAAGCAAACCAACGTATAGTGACTTGCGATACATATCGTACATACGGACTTTGCCGTCCCACAGTCTTGCTCTATACTGTGGTGTAAACCTAGCACCTGGATATTCATAGGTAAAGAAATCAGAGAGTTCTTGTTCAACAGAAGGATCTGAGTAAACTCTTAGGTGAACATGGTTTAACTTTTCAATTGTTATCTTCATTAGCCACCAGCAACAAACTTCTTAAAATCAACTGCCGAACGAATCTGCCAATCTCTGGACTTAACCTGAGTAAGAATTGATTCAAGCATGTATACCATCGTTGCGATGTATTCGATTTTAGTATTTAACAAATTGAGATCTGAATCGCCTGTAAGAAATTCATCCATCTCGTTCTTAAGTGGTTTGACACCTTGCCACTGATTCCAACTGCGCTCTGTTAATTCATCACGACCCATCTCACCACGATAGTAACGAAACTTAGCCTGACGCAGTGTGTTGTAATCTGCACGCATCTTTGCCAGCTTTAACTTTGATTGAATCAGATGACGTAGATACTTTGCATGCAGTTGACTTGTCCTGATCGCTTCACGATCAAGATGGTTATCGTCTATATGGGTATCGGTGTCCCACTCTTCTTGTAGTTGTTCAATATTCATAATAACTCCATGGGTGTTTACACCCATTATACCTCAAAACATTGTAAATGTCAAGTAGTTACAAATTCGTAATAAGAAAAGCGAAAGGTTGCTCTTCCAACAAGATAGTTTACATCAGTGTTGGTTGATTGGAATGTTAGAGATTCCAAAGATGTTGGGAACATATCAATAAAGTGTACAGTCTTTGAAACAAGATTATTGTTGTCAAGTATTTGCAAAGTGCCATCAGAGTAATTGGTTGCCAACTCATTGAGTGTGCTAATTTCATCTTGATTAGTAAAACTTATATACTGCTGATAACTTTGTGGGAAACCAAGTGCCACGATCCAGTTATAAACAGCGAGGTAGTTCTTCATGTCTTCATCGACAAGAAATTCTAGAGTCAATGCATCATACGTCAGCCTATCTCCTGGGATAGGAACAGACGCAAATGGGTTAGCGAATTCAGGTTCACCCAGCGTAATTCCTGGCAGATTTACTTGCTGAGAGAAGTACGTCAATGCTGGTAGTTTCTGAATGGCGAAACGATACCCATTCGGATTCAATGGATTGATATTTGGTGGTGTAGTAGTTATCGTAGTCATATAGTTATTTATAAAGAAAAAAAGGGAGACCGAAGCCTCCCTTTTAAGTACCTATCTTGCGTAGGTTTCCTAACCTGACTATTACATCAAGTTGTTAACCTTAACTTTACGGTAGTAGTAGTTGTTGCCTGATGTCAAGCCATCACCAGCAGCATCCAACGAAGTGAATGGGTTTGCGACCATGCCGTAGCGAGTCTTGAAACCAATCTTAGGTTGGAAAGTAGATGGGTCAACTGCACGAACCAACTGAAGTGGAACGTATGGGCAGTAGAACACACCAGCGTCAAAAGCGGAAGTGCCTTTGTAGCCAGCCATGAAGAACTGTTGACCAGTACCAGCTGAAGTGTTTGCAACGGTATATGGATCAACATATACTTTGTAACGACCATTCAACACGCCAGCAAACACTGTAGATGTTTCATCAACATTCAGGTTTGTAGACAATGCTGGAGCATAGTCAAGAACACCAGCCATAGCCAATGCAGAAGCTACGTCGCTTGAGCAAACAATGAAGTTACCCTTGCCACGACGTGTTGCTTGGCCAATGGCGTTTGCTTCACGTTCGATTTGGAACAAGAGACCTTTGAATTTCTCAACAGACCAACGACCATTTGAGTCAACGTCCAAGTCAAAAGTACCAGCAGTAGCAGTACCTTGTTGTGCACCAACTTTAGCAGAGGTGTAAATTGTACGGATAACTTCACGGTTAATTTCAGCCAAAATTTCTGTAGACAGAATGTTTGACAATTCGCCTTCAGCGTCAAGACCATGAACTGATTTCAAGTCTTGTGCGAGTTCGATTGTGTATTCTGCTTTCAACTGACGAGACTTAGCAACAACGCTGGTTTTCTCGATTGAGAATGCCATTTCGTTGAAACGTGAACCAGCTTCAGCATCAGTAGTAGTTTGGCCAACACCAGTAGTATAAGTACCAGCGTATGGGTTAGAACCAGCATGTACAGGAGAAGAAGCACCAGAAGTATCTGTGTCTGCTTCGTTGAACAATGCTTCAGTACCAGTTTGAGTAGCATAACGGCTCTTCATTGCGAAGATCAAACCAGTAGGTTGTGTCATTGGCTGAACACCGCAAATGTCATAAGCGATCATTTGTGGAGCAGAACGACGAACCAAGCTGATCAATACTGGGTCGAAACCAGTAACGCCACCGCCATCACCAGCAGAACCGCCACCAAGTGTGCCGATAGCGCCACCAGTGCCGTTTGCATGCGTTTCGAACAATGCGGATTTTTCTTCACGCAATGCACGCTCTGTGTTCTCTAGGAGAACGGCTGTAACTTCTTTACGATAGTTATCTTTGATTGGAGCAACACCCTCATGATTGAGGATTGGTGCCCACTTTTCGATTAATTGTTGACGAGTTGTCATTTTTAAATCCTTTTAGATTATTTTTTAATGGAGTTCAGAACGGACAAATAAGACTTCATCATTGGATCAACAGCTTTGTATTCTTCAGTGATAACTGGAGAGTCAGTAACTACGGATTCAACTAATGATGTTGATTTGTTAGTAAAGTAATTTTCACGAATTGTCTGGAGTTTCTTCTTGAAAGAATCAGCATCTTCGTAGGTAAGTTCTTCGGCAAGACCTTTGAACTTTTCTACATCAGTATCAGCCAATCCATCAGCAGCTTCAATTACAGAAGCAATACGCTTTTGTTCATTGATTTGCTTAGTTAGGTCAACATTAGTTGCAACAGTCTCGTTCAACTTTGATTCAAGTTGCTCAAGTTTCTCTTGCATGTCACCAAGCACATCAAATTTTTCTTCTGGAACATCAATGTAGTGTTCTTCAAACACACCTTTAAGTCCCTGAACGAAACTCTCGAGAATTTCAGACTTCATACCAGATTCAAGGGCAATCTCATTCTGTGCAATCCACTGCTCAACTACGTAGTTGAGGTATCCATCAACTTTGTCAACTAACCCCTCTTTGATTTCTTCAACTTGCTCAGCAAGCTGATTATCAAACTCTTCCTGCAGTTTAGTTACTTCCGCTTTTACACGAGTAATAACTGCAGCTTCGAAGATTGTAGCAGCTTTGGTTTTGAATTCCTCAGAGAGGTCTTCACCATTAGTAAGAGCAGCGACGTCTTCAGACACGTCTACTGTGATCTCACGAGCAGCTTTTTCTTCTTTAACTTCTTCAACTACAACTTCTTCAGTTGTAACTTCTTGTGTAGCTTCTGCAACAACTTCTTCAGTTGTTTCTTCGACTACGGCTTCTGTGCTTTCCTCTTGAAGCGTTTTTGCTTCAGCGAGAAGTTCAGCGATTTTTCTTTCGATAGACATCTGTATCTCCTATAACTGGATGAGTTCTATGGTATTATTTATTATTTAGCGAATTTTACCCAAGAAGTGCTGGAAGGCACGTAACTTAGTTTCGTTAAGACCTGCAGAAGAAGTTCTCTTAATTGCAGCTTTAACTTCTTCTATATTCTTTTGCACATATTTTCCATCAACAAAAACCCATTCCTTATTTTCCATGATGCCTCGAACGAAAGCATCAGGAGCAGAAGGGTCGGCTACGATATCAGCTGCTGTTGACAGCATGAAATCGTCTTGAACAATTTGGACACCCTCATTATTTGTTTTGAGAGATCCAAGTGCACGACTAGAAACGCCAAGATTTGCGCCACCATCAAGAAGACCTTTTGCAATCTTACCCATTGGTGTGTCTAGAATTTTTGCTTTCCCGATGTAGTTGGTTCCCTCTTTTCTCAACGAAACGATCATATGTGAAACACGATCGAGGTTGATTGAAGGACTGTCTGGGTGACCCAACTCACCATAAGCACGATTTTTATCGATATATTCTTCGCAATAACGCTGGACTTCTTTGTCCATGATCTTTTCGGGATACATACGTCCATTGCGATTTTGTAATTCTGATTGAAGGAATACACCTTCAATAAAGTAATTTTTACCCTTACCGAGATTCCCCTCGGTAACTAGGTGAACTGTGTCGTAGACTTCTCTAATAAGTTTCATGGTTATGCCTTATCTGGAGATCCAGTTACTGTGGTCGAAGCACCGATACGAGTAATGTCGTCGTATGAACCATAGATACCAGTTTCTACTTTGTCGTCGTATCCTGCAACCTTACGTAGTTGTAGATATACAGCAGCTTCTGCGCCAGCAATCGTTACAACGATATCGCTAGTATTTCCTACGGTATCAACAAAACCCAAACCTTCAAAGTCGAAGTTGGTTGGTTGATCAGCTGCGATTGACAGGATGGTTACGCTATTACGCACAATAGTGATCGTTGAAGTAGGAGCACCACTCCAATGAACACCAACGATATTAACAGTAGGTGTTCCACCAGAAGTCAATGCCTGATTGGTGTGAAGTAGATCGCTTGCAAGAGAGATAGTAGCCGATGCAGCAGTGCCAGCAACTTTTACAACTGCCTCTTGGTGGGCTTTTTTAAGTACGGTTTTTACAACAGCCATTTTAGATCTCTCTTAATATTCTCATGAAATTGTTTTTACTCTCACGCATGTAATCAACAATTTCTGGTTTGTCTTGTAATAAATTATTTAGGGTTTCTTGAGTATCCTCATTTATTGCAACGATGTTACCATCAGCTAACTGATACTCTAACTTACCACTAAACTCCACTGCTGATCTTTCTTTGATAGCAACAACAACAGGGTCAACTGAAAACAGATTGGAAGAAGCGAGTTCAATATATGATTCAATAAGTGTATCTGTAATTTTATCTACATTGTGGAACTGTCGTATATACTTTGCTACTTTTTCTTCAGGTACTGTCGTATTAATATCTTCTAGTAATTTCTTATTCTCAACGTATCGTTTTGCGTATGTTTTCGCTTCTTCCAAACTCTCAAAATTCTCTTCCAACTTATGACCATCTATGGTCAGTGAGTAATCTTTGCCGACAGTCACATCACTATCATAGCATGTGTATTTGTCCAACACTCCGAGACCTTCGAAGAGTTTAGATCTTAATACACTGAAGGGTTTACTCATTGTTCTCTGTTGTTTCTTCTACAGCTTCTGCTGTTTTAAACATATTAGCTGCAACATCTTGACGCATGGTATCTAGTTTAACAGAAATCTTTTCAGCCATGGCTGAGTTAAATGCTTCTTCTGTATCAATCGCACTTCCTGTGGAAATTGCGTTAATTAAATTCTTTACTGATTCACTCATTGAGGTGCTCCATTTTGTGGTTGTTCATCTGGTTGCATATCCATTGATTGTTGAGCAGCAGCACGTTCCTGTTGGTTAGCCTGTCTCTCAGCAATCTTTTCTTTTTCTTCTTCGATCTCTTCGTCAATTTGTTCAATGTCATCATCAGTTTGATGTAAGACATTCTTACGAATCCAGCTTTCCGAGTAGTACTTACTTACGTATGGTTCCACTAACTGCAACTGATTCAAACGACCTGTAAGGATCTCAGCGTCTTTAACTTCAGAGTAGTAATTATCTTTCTGATAGTCAAAACGAATTTGTTTTGTCATCTCATCCCACTCATCGGCACGAATTACACCCTTTGCAATCAACTGCACACGAAGGACGTCAAGGAATAGATGAGAAAATTTCTTACGTATACGTTGGATGAATTTATTAAACTTAATTTCATCACGAGTAATTTCTGACGAGCGACCCAAATTAAACGATTGATCTGGGCGAAGTCTTGTGATTGGCACATTCAATGCTTGGAACAACTTGTTCTGAAAATACTGAATGTCTTCGATTTGTCCCAGAGTCTGACCTCCTGGTAGGGTAGTAATCTCAGTACCCTTGCCACCTTCACGACGTGGCATCCAGAAATCTTCCATCATGGACATATGCTTACGATCGTCACGCACTTCGCCAGTGGTTGCATCATAAACTACTTTGTTTCTAAACTTATTCATAATGTCGTTGACATACTGTTCAGCTTTCAGCTTGGGCAGATTACCAACGTCAATATAAAAAATTCTACGTTCTGGAGCACGAGAGATACGGTAGATGACCAATGCATCTTCCATCATCTTCAGCTGATTCACTGGCTTAATTGCTTTGTGCAAGTAACTCAGTGTCATCCCAGTATTCTGATCAACACGACCAGAAGGTGTAAACACTACTGAATCAAGGGACATCTTAACACCTTGCATAGTTTGCTCGGTGATTCCCTTGTCATTGTAAAGGTAATATTCCTCTACAGCTTTAATTAAGTCGACACCCTTGTCAGATTTTTTCTTATCAACATGT